TTGTCAGGTAAAGTCGGTGCGACTGTAGCAGCAACCGAGAAGCTTGACTTCTATGGTGAGCTTGCAGTTCAAACCAATGATGGTGATACCGATAACTCTTGGGCAACTAAAATCGGTACCAAGTATTCATTCTAATGTCACATCAAAACACAGCAAATCAAGCGAAGATTACTCGCATTGATATTTCTGATCCAAATCCAGAAGTGATTGATCTCACACCTAGTGATTCTCAACCTCCTGGTGTAGATGATGAACCTCAATCATTAGAGGAAGCTCTCCTCGGTGAGTAAAATTAATGAACTATGGTTGGGAGTCTTCGGACTCCTAGCCTTATTTATTATGATAGAAAGCGCACACTTAAACTATCATAGGTTAGAAGCACCTCAGTGTCGGACTTCTAACTAATTGGCATTGACCCTTACGAGGATACTCTTTGCCGTCTAGACGGTGGGATAGACCACAACAAAATGATCAAAAATTTTCGTACGAAAGAAAGTAAACAATACATTTTATCCATATAAATGGCTCATCAAAATAGTAACGAGCCTCTTGCTGATCTGACGCGGCCGGGTCAATCGAACTCGACCGGTGATGCAAGAGCGCTCTATTTGAAGCTGTTCAGTGGAGAGATGTTCAAAGGTTTCCAACGTAATACGATCGCTCGTGATCTAATTATGAAGCGTACCTTGAAGAACGGTAAGTCATTACAGTTCATCTATACAGGTCGTACAACCGCTGAATATCATACCCCTGGTAACAGCATTCTGGGTAACTCCGATGGAGCACCCCCAGTAGCAGAGAAGACAATTACAGTTGACGATCTTCTCATCTCCAGTGCCTTCGTCTATGAACTAGATGAGACACTAGCTCACTATGACCTACGTAGTGAGATCTCACGTAAGATTGGTTATGCTCTCGCAGAGAAGTATGACCGTTTAATCTTCCGTGCAATTACTCGTGGTGCTCGTGCAGCACACCCAATCACTAAGGCCAACTTCGTAGAACCAGGCGGAACACAAATCCGTGTTGGTACTAACAACCAAGGTTCAGATGCCTATGTTGCAGCTAGCCTAGTTAACGCTTTCTACGATGCTGCTGCTGCCCTAGATGAAAAAGGTGTTAGCACAGAGGGACGTGTAGGTGTACTAAACCCACGCCAGTACTACGAACTAATCCAAGCTGTAGGAACAAATGGCTTGGTCAACCGTGATGAGCAAGGTGACGCTCTACAGAAGGGTAATGGAATCATAGAGATTGCAGGCATTAAGATCTACAAGTCTATGAACATCCCATTCATGAGCAAGTACGGTACTAAGTATGGTACTGCATCCGCTACCAACCCAGGTGTAACATCTCCTGGTAACGTAGGTTCATTCGTTGAAGCTGCAGTAGAAGATGCTGCTGCTGATGTCACAGGCATCAACAACGAGTACGGTGAAGAGACTGAATTCGCAAACTCTTGCGGACTCATCTTCCAGCGTGAAGCTGCAGGTTGTGTTGAAGCAATCGGACCTCAGGTACAAGTAACCTCAGGTGATGTCTCCGTGATTTATCAGGGTGATGTTATCCTCGGCCGCTTGGCAATGGGTGCTGACTATCTCAATCCAGCTGCTGCTGTCGAACTAATAGCAGGTGCTGCTGTCGGATCATCCGGCAACGCTGCCTTCTAACTATCCATAAAGGGGAGCTTCGGCTCCCTTTTTTTTATTCATAATTATTAATATGGCTTTTCCTACCACAAACGCTACTGAAGAACTACCTGCAATAAATCAAATACTGGCGTCGGTTGGGCAAGCGCCTGTAACCACCCTCGATACTACCAACCCGGACGTTGCGATAGCTTACGATACATTGTTACAGGTCTCTAGAGAAGTGCAGGCAGAAGGCTGGGCTTTCAATAGAGAGTATGAATATAAAATAATAACTGATAGCGATAAACAATACACTATACCTAATAATGTATTACAAATGGATCTATCAAATATATCAGATAATAGAAATAAAGATGTAGTCAGAAGATCTGGTAAATTATATGATAGACATAATCATAAGTATGAAATTAGTGATGATGCTGGTGATACTTTAAAAGTAGATGTAGTTTGGAAGTTTGACTGGGTTGATTTACCAGTACCTATTCAAGATTATATAACAGCTCGTGCTAGTACTTTTACAGCTAGTAGAATTGTAGGTGACAATAGTTTAGTACAGATGTGTGCTCGTAAAGAAGCAACTTGTAGAGCTGCAGCACTAGAGTACGATTGTAACCAAGGTGACTATACATATTTCGGACATCCTGAAGGTCGAAATTATTACACTAGTTATCAACCATACCAAGCCTTGAAACGATAATGCCAAATGTTACACAAACAATTCCTAATTATTTAGGTGGGGTATCTAAGCAACCAGATGTAAAAAAGTTACCTGGTCAACTTAGGGATTGTATTAACGCATACCCAGACCCTACATTCGGTTTAACTAAAAGACCAGGTTTTAAATTTTTAAAAGAATTAGGTGCATCTTCACCATCAGATACTTATGTTGATGCTAAATGGTTCTACATTCATAGAGATGGTGACGAGAAATACATAGGTTGTATTAAAGGTAACAGCTTTTATATTTGGAATGCTGATACAGGTGTAGCTGCTACCATGACTTATACAAGTCCTGCCCAGAGTTATTTAGATGGTACTAAATCTACACACTATGATATACTAACTGTTCAAGATACAACATTTATAACAAACAAAACTAAGACAGTAGCAGCACAAGCTAACGCTACATTTAATGCTAATAGAGTAGGTACTGTAAGGCTACGTGCTGTAACAGCTAACACTACTTATACTGTAACAGTAGTGAAAGGAGGTACTACTCATACAGCTAAGTTTACAACAGGTGATGACCCTGTTGCTGATGAAATATTAACTGGTTTAAACACCGGAGCTAATGGAACTACTGATGGTACATATACTAACGTAGCTAACGCAGCTAGTGGTTTAAATGGTATAACCAATGTAACAGGTACAGTACTTGATACAAGTATAGAATTATCATGTACAGCTGACTTCACTTTAAGTGGTAAAGGTGGTCCAGATAACGAACGACTAGAAACATTTCAAGATAAAGTACCTAATGTTACTAAACTACCTGATAAATCTAAACATCACAGAGTTGTAAAAGTTCTTAACACAGCTAATGTTGGAGAAGATGTATACTTTTCTAGATTTATAGCAGATGATTCGGTATCAGGTACAGGTTTCTGGGAAGAATATATAGATCCAGCAGTATCACCTGGACTTGACTCTGCGACTATGCCACATGAGCTAGTCAATACAGGTACTAATGCATTTACTTTTAAACCTGCAGCTTGGACTAATAGATTAGTAGGAGATGATTCTACTAACTCACACCCTAGTTTTGTTGGTAAAAAAATTCAACAAGCTTTCTTTGCTAGTAGTAGATTAGGGTTTTTAACTGCTGATAATGTATCTCTTAGTCAATCTAATGAGTTCTATAACTTCTATCATGCCTCAGCGATGACGCAGATAGCATCAGATCCAGTTGACTTAAGCTGCTCTAGTATTAGACCTACATTATTGACAGGTGTATTGCCTACAGCACAGGGTTTGATACTATTTAGTAAGAACCAACAGTTCTTAATGTATGCACCTAATGGTGTCTTTACTCCTACAGCGACCATCATCCGTGGTATCTCTAACTATGAGATGGATATTGATATGGACCCTGTAGACAATGGTACTAATATTATATTTGCTAGTAAGACTCCAGGTTATACACGTATTTACCAGATGGCCACAGCAGGTCAAGAGATGAATCCTACTGTATTAGACATAGGTAGAGTTGTCTCTGAATGGATACCTGATACTGTAACAGAATTAACTGCTAGTCCTCAGAACTCATTTGTAGCATTATACGGTCCCACTAAAAAAGATATATATTTCTATAGAACATACTCTGATGGCCAACGAGAGGTCATGCAATCATGGTTTAGATGGGAATG